GGATGGAAACGTTTCATTGTGTCTGTGAGCAGGAGACGGTCAAGAATATCACCTTGAACGATAGTCGCCCCTCGAGAGCCCAGGAAGGATACGTTCCTCCTCCCAGCGTTCGACAGGTTGTCATAGATCAAGACAGAGTGACCTGTGACAATCGCGGAGAGAGCAATGTGGGAGCCGATGTATCCGGCTCCCCCTGTGATGAGTATATCCATGATCATCTCGGACGATATTTGGAACGAGGACGACCCTGTCCCAGCTTGACGCGTTGATATTTGTCGAACTCACAAAGCTGGAATTGGATGTCAGTTGGATACAGCTTGCCATATTCCGACGGCCAATGTTCCGCTTGAACTTCAGTGAGCTTAAGGATCACCTCGAGCGCCTTGGCTGGCCGGATGGTGTTATGCTCCGGATAGTCATAGCCAAGCAGCCGAGCAGCCCCTCTGAGGCCTCCAGGGCCAATCGGAGTCCATTGCTCATAGTCGCCGGGGAACACTAGACCATATCCGTCAAGATAGGTCTTCGGACCCTCCCAGAAGTCGGTCATCATCGTGTCAAGGAGGATCTCCTTAGACATGAAGCCTGTTCCTCCGAAGCCACCGATCTTGGACATCGCCTCGGAAACTTTCTGCCAGCTTCTTGTCATTTGCACGATTTTAAGAAGCTCAGGAGTTGCCTTGTGAAGATCTCTCAGGAAGTAATCGACGACCACTTCTTGCTTTGGAGCACTGATCCCTTGATTGGTGATCACGTAAGCACCAGTGAAGACCCTCTGCCCAGAGGAGAGGCGACGAGCAGCCGTGTCGATGATCTCCTCAAAATCGAAAGAGTCGTATGCCTGCCATCCGACGGCTTCCATGAACTCAAAGGTTCCGAAGTAACGGGCAAGAGCACAGTTCATCAGGATTGCACGACGATCATCGTCGAAGTGTTCTTGGTAGAATGTCTCGCGAAGTTTCGTCGTTGTCCAATCATAATGGCGACGAACGTTGGTGAACTTGAACTCTTGGAGGATGGGATCATCAGTCCAAGGACGAGGCAAACCCGCCGCCTTGTTGAGGCGGATTTGCTCGCGTTCCAGCATGAAAGCGAAGAACGCGCCGGTGTGAACCGGCGCATCCATCAGGCGGACTTCTTCGCTTCAGCAGCAGCCTTGTCGGCCTTGGCCTTCGCAGCAGCTTCCTTCTCGGCAGCCTTGGCGGCGTCCTTCTCGGCCTTGGCCTTGGCCTTCGCAGCAGCTTCTTCTGCCTTGGCGGCGTCCTTCTCGGCCTTGGCCTTGGCGCGTTCTTCTTCACGCTTCTTCTTGGCGGCGGCAGGATTGTCGAGGCCATTGCGCTGATACCATGCAGCGACGCCAGCCTGGAATTCTTCGTCGGTCGGATCGATCAGCTTGACGAAGCCCTGGGATGCATACCAGTAGATGTCGAGCGGCGTCATGTTGTCGCCTTCGATGGTTTCGAGAACGGTCATGCCATCCTTGTAGTTCGCCCAACGTTCCTTGACGCGATCAGGATCCTTGATCTTCTGGATCTTGCGGAACATTGCCCGAGTCGGCCGCTTGACAGTCGCAGCTTCGGCGCCCTTGACGTGACGCGGTTCCTTCGGTTCCTTCGGCGCCGCTGCCTTCTTGCCGGGCTTGGTTTCGTTCGAAGCGAGGTCGCCGTCGGGGGTCTCTGCGAATTTGACCAGCGCTTTCCAGGTGGCGTCGCGGGCCTGTTCGACGTCCTTGAAGCTCTTGATCTTGGCGACGCCAAGATTCTCGGCGACGAGGTTGCGCAGCGAGAGCAGGTCGGCCTCAGTCTGCTTTGACAGGGAGTCAACCGTGTAGGTCTTGCCCTGGAATTCCACTTTGTCAGTCATCATTCTTCTCCGTTGATGAACCATGAAGCAGCGGTTTGCTGCAATTAACTCAATAATACTTGCACATCGCTATGCAAAGAGCAACACTTATTATTCTGCCGATGACGATCTAGTCTGCACAATCTCCAGTGCGTTGTCCAGTCACAGGATCGAAAGAACAAGCCTCGCCCTCTTTGATATCTGCAATTTCAACTTTGTCAACAGATTTGACGACTTCGTCGTAATTGCCGTTCGGCCTGTATGTCGTGCAGCCTTTAGCTCCACCTTCGTAGGCGTTGATGTAGATCTGCTTGAAGTCTTTGTAAGGAAAGTTGGTCGGGACGTTGCATGTCTTGCTGACAGCAGAATCAACATGCTTCTGGGCAGCGCAGAGAACTGCGATATGCTCATCAGCAGTCACGTCCTGCGTTCTCTTTCCTTTGACTTGAAGTCTGTTGACACCATAGTCTGGGACATCGACCACGATTGGCCCTTCTGGCATAATGATCCTGCGCTGTTGACTATAGCCGAAAACGGGCTCAATACCAGAAGACACGTTATCAGCGCAGAACGAAATAGTTCCAGTAGGAGCGATCGATGTCAAATGAGAATTCCGAATCCCATACATCTTGATCTGATCTTGAACGTCATCGTCGAGTGTCTTGATGAATTTGCTCTTTCCGTAGAGTTCAGCGTCGAACAACGGAAACGGCCCCTTCAGCTTGGCGAGATTAACGCTTGCGAGATAGCAGTGACGAGTAATGAAAGCAAGAATTGTGCTTTCAATTTCGACGAAGTCAGCTGACCCATAGCTTGCGCCCATCGCTTCAATGCAATTGGCGAGACCAGTCACGCCGAGCCCCATTCGTCTCTTCCCTTGGGCTTCGATCATTTGCTCTGGGAGAGGGTAACGCGCACGATCAACGACATTGTCCATAGCACGGACAACCTGAGGAATATCCATACGAAGCTGGTCCCAGTCGAAATCCCACTGGTTGCTCATCGATTTCGGACGGAGATACTGCGGAAGGTTGAACGAGCCCAAGAGACAGGCTCCGTAGGGAGGCAACGGCTGCTCGCCACATGGATTCGTTGCTGCGATAGTTTCGCAATAGTAGAGATTGTTCATGCGATTGATCGTATCGATGAACAGCACTCCAGGCTCTGCCCAATCGTAGGTTCCGCGCATGATCATTTCCCACAAGGCGACAGGGTCGACTTCTCTGTAGACCTGACCGTTAAATGTGAGCGGGAACGGTTTGCCAGATTGCAGACACTCCATGAGCTTGTCGGTCACTGCGACGCTCATATTGAATCCGCGTAACGGGCGATATTCATATGGAACTTCAGCAGTTGATTGTTTGGCGCGGATGAAGGTTTCAATGTCAGGATGATCACATCGCATGACCATCATCTGAGCTCCACGACGATTGCCAGCCGACGATGTCGCTTGACAATAAGCGTCAAAGATTGCAGCAAAAGCCAGAGGGCCATCAGTCGTTGACTGAACACCGCGAATGAGATCTCCACGCGGTCTGAGAGTGCTGAAATCATAGCCGACGCCGCCACCTTGTCGCATCGTCATTGCAGCGAGTTTTCCCATATCAGCGATGCTGACAGGAGCATGCTCACCGGGTTTGAGATCTGCCAGCTCATCTTCTGTCGGACCATCAGTGAAAGAGTCATGGAATGTCGGCATGACAAAGCAATTGTATGGAGTGACATTCTTGAGACTCCCCATCGCTGATTGAACACGCCCAGGAGGCATGAACCGCATGTTCAGGAGAATATTTCTGAATGACATGTAGTGCTCATGATCATCTTGAAGCGATGCCGCTATACGATTCATCGCTTCACGGAAGCTTTCACCTTTTCCACGATACTTCTCTGCATGAATTGCGTCACAACCAAGAATGCTGGGTCCAATCATTTCATCACTCCGTTTGATTAAGTTAACTGACGAATAGAATGGCGATCTGCAAAATCATAGCCATCGCCATCGTCAATGACACTACCATCATGAAAAGAAGAACAAATTTCTCTTTTGTATTGTCATGTTTCCTTTTTGCAGGAAACAGATAAATCACATTTTCACAACGGTCAGCTTTTCCGCTGCCCTCGTTATTCCCGTGTAGAGCCATCTCCAACGATCCTTTCTGAAAACACCTGATTCATCAAACAGGAGAACGCTATCCCACTGACTGCCCTGAGCCTTGTGGACTGTGAGAGCATAGCCGTAGTCGAACTCCTGAGCATCCTTCCTCTCGAACCAAGGAAGGTCGTCACCCTTCCCGAGGAAGTAATGTTCGTGAGCCATCACGCTCTGGGCGAATGGCGATCCCTCTGGAACGATGTCGAGGATCACCTTGTGGTCCATGACACCGCCGACGCTGTTGACGTTGAAGAGCGCTCCGTTCAGGAGACCAGCATCGTGATCGTTGCGGAGGCAGACGAGCCTATCGCCGATGACTGGATAGGGATCATCAATCCCCTTGAGAGTCCGCACCCGCTTGTTCGTTGCGAACCGTGTCTTGTTCTTGCCGACCAATATCTGGTCGAACGACAACGCCAGTTCAGGAGCGATCCTCTCACCGGCCAGCACTCGGCAGTCATTGCCGAAGTCCCCGAGGGCGAGCGGCTGCTCCTTCCTCACTTGGGTTGCCATACGGATGATTGGGGATTCCTCAGCCTGACGGTGGATCTCTTCCAGCATGACATCAGGCGTAACGTTCTCGGTGAAGTAGCCTGCTCCACCAACAGGAGGCAGCTGAGCCGGGTCGCCCAAGACGAGGACCTTGACTCCAAACGAGAGTAGGTCCGCACCCATCCTCGCGTCTACCATAGAACATTCATCTATGATGACTAATTCAGCTTGGCGAACTTCACTCTCCATGTTCAATACGAAGAATGGCTGCTTTACAGAGTCACGCTCTTGATCGATCATCCTCTTTAGATCTTTCACACGAGAATGTTTCTCAATGTCTTCAGGCAACATTCCTTCTGCAGTGAGTTCGTTGAGGAGAATCTGTAACTGCTTTTCCATTTCAACGAGTTGGGATTTACCCTTGTCACGGGAATGATAAATCAGTGAATGAATGGTAGTCGCTCCAGCGCAACCTTTGGACTGGAGAACGTAAGCCGCTTTCCCCGTGAAAGCGGCAAACAGAACTTTTCCGTTGACACCCTCAGCAAGATGCTTGGCGAGAGTCGTCTTGCCGGTTCCGGCGTAACCGAACAGATGGAACACCTGCTCGTCGCTGTTGTGCAGCCAGTCACGAACGGCTGACAACGCCTGATCTTGCTGAGGGGACCATCTCATACCCGACGTGTCCTCCAGCCCTTCGTCGCGTGGAGGTAGTGTTCACGACCATCCTTGACGAAACGCCGAATGACATGGCGGTCCGGAGTGCCCTTCTTGGACTTCCGGCTTTGAGCCATCTGCTTGAGGGAGCCGAACTGTCCAAGCTCAATCAAACCTGACGACAATAATTGGACACCATATTTTTCCATGTTATATCTCTACCTCAATAGAGTGAAAAGGCGACCAGGAAAAAGGGGAGGGCTTTTTCCTGGTCTAGACTCCGTTCCTATGGGAGGAGGGGGTTAGAACGGAGCCTTTTCCCCTTCACCACCAGCACCGTCGCCGCCAGCGGCAGCGTTCTGCTGATGGTTGAAGTCCGCACGTGCGACACCGTTCAACACCATGTCACGGAAGGAGATCGCCTCATCGAGAAGAGCCTTCTCGGCCGCCGGATCGATGAGCGACTTCGCCCATGTTTCCTTGAGCGGGCCGATCGCGAAGTTGGCATATGTGCCAGACTCGTTCTTCTGCTTGACCGACTTCAGACGAGCACGGTTCGCGAACATCGGCGGCTTTCCCTTGATGAGATACATCGAGGTCAACCAGTCACGATACGGCTTGATCTTCGTCGAGCTGAATGAAATGACCGCGAAAGACTCGACTTCAGTGCCTTCCTGGTTCAGCAGAAGACCATAGACATAGTAGGTCTCGATGACTTCGTTGCCGCCGTGCTTGAACGAAATTCGTTTCCCATCCGTTCCTTTCGGAGGGATACGAGAGCCACCGTTCGCCTTGATCAGTTCCAGAACCAGTTCCCCATTGGGGTCATGCATTCCGACGAAACCGCCGCCCTTCACACGAGGAATCCATTCGACCCATGCTTCTTCCTTGTGAACAGGAAGGAACACAAATCCTTCATCGCCTTTGATGAGTTCGCCGGTGACAGTGTTGAGCATGTCGCCGGTCTTGGCACCTGGAACCAACTCTTCCTCGACTTCAGGCGAATTTGACTGAAGAAGGTTGATGAAAGGAACAGAAAGGTCGGAGCCCTTCGTGCCTTCAAAGCCGACGCCTGAATGTGAACCATAATCATAACTTGCGACAGCGCCGCTTGATTCCTGCTTGATAACTTCCTTGCCAGCCATGACTGGACTCCTTTGTCAGTTGCTTGTTGATGCCTCTTGATGAGACAACAGGACCGAGGCTCCGCCCTGCCGAATTTCTTTGAAGGAAGTCAGAACACCATTCTACGTTCATCCTGGCGGCAGGGCAAAGCCCACTCGGTCGGTTCCGCTTATTCCAGTCATTGTGTCTCCGGGTCTTTGTCATTGAACTCCGGACTTCCATAATTATTAATTCGCTCCCTTGATCTCGGCGAACCTCTGGCGGAACACACCAAAGAGCTCGAGCGGTAATTCCTCGCCGTTCTCCAATTGCTGCCGCACGAAGGCGTCCAGCGTTTGCCAATGAACGTTCTGTTCCTGCTTGACATTGAGCGGAGTCTTGCTCTTGGCAAGATCAGCCTCAAACTTCTTCGCCCATTCTTCCTGGTCGCGACCGAATTCAATAATGAACCGGCGCTTGATGAGGCCACCATGATCGTTGTCGTCAAGCCACTTGAAGGCAACCGGCTTCTTTTCGCTTGTGATGCTGGCCCTGATCTTTTCGGAAATAGTGACGACACGTCCATCCGGCAGATTGAGCTTGCCGTCGATGCCGTCCATCAACTTGGGGATTTCGTGTTCGCTGATGCGCTGGAAGTTCTTCTTGGCTTCATCAAGGAGCATCTCAAGACGCTCAACTTCTGCTTGTGCAGCTTCCTGCTGGTCAGCAAGGCTGATAAGAGCTGACATCAGGTTTCCACCAACCTGATCTGGCTCCTGCTTGAACGCAGAATAGTCGTGGATCTCTTCAGTCATGTGGCCGGACCTCCGTTACCGAGGGCCGACACCACGCCGCCCCTTAGAGTAATGTGTAGCACTTGCCGATTCATCTGACAACCTCTTTTATTCGTTTAAGACTTAAGACCTCTCTTGAGCCTCGATTGTCTCATCGCCTCTTTGTGTTTCTCTGAAAGCGGTTTTCCTCTTTTACCGTTCCCTAATTTCTTTCTAACTTCTGCAGAATGTCTAAAGCCGAATCCTCTTCCTTCGCCGCCATCAGTCAAATTTAATAGACAACCAGTCCCGTTGTCTCTTCTTCCGTATTTGTTTATTTCCTGAATTTCCAAACAATGGGCTTGTTCCTCAGTTAGTTCAACATGAAGAAATTCAACTATTGGCTCGAAACCCTCGTCTCTCATTTTACGAAGAAAGTTCTTATAAAAGTTATTTCTGTAATTAAATTCATAAGCACGTTTGCCCTGTCCCTTTCCGACATAGAAAAGGACAGAGAGCCTAGGGTCTATATGAGCATAAACGTAGAACATCAGAACATTCGCACAGAAATTTCGGCGTAGTCTCCCTGACGGCCGGACCACTGAAGCAGCTTCAGAACTCCGCCGTTATAGTGACCAGCGACAGCCGCCGCCATGCCGATCAACGCAGGGTTGCCGATGAGGAGCAGGAAGTCCTCGTCGGTGAACCCTTTCAGCTTTTCGTGGAGATCACCGATGATGTGTTCCGGGTTGAACGGGTGAGCGCTCGGGCTCAAGAGATACTCGAGCGGGCCGAAACGTTCAGCTTTCTCCAGGGTCCGGAACCGTGGAACAAGCTCACCGGTCTCTTCATCAAACCGCATTTGTTTCTGGACGACGAATACAGTCATATCCATTCCTTCAATTCGTCGCCGAGGATCGTGCTGGCGATGTCACGTTTGTTGCGAAGATTGTCCACGATCCTCTCGTCCACTGTTCCTGGACAAACGATGTCAATGTAGCTCACAGGATTATTATCCATACCAGCACGATGAGCTCTGTCCTCTGATTGAAGACGATCGATCAAACGAAAACTGTTCGAGTAGTAGACCATCGTCTTGGCCTGATGGAGAGTCAAACCTGGACCTCCCTTTTGGGCTGTGCCGACGAACCACTGGACATCTCCAGCTTGGAACGCGAGCTTGTTCCGTTCGGCCTGATCGTCGTCCACCGAGCCATCATAGCGAACGGCCTTGTCGCCCAAGAGGGCCATGATCTGGTCTACGTCATGACGGAACCTTGCCCATACGATCGCAGGATGAAACGTCTGATCACGAATGTCTTCCATGGCCTCAAGGCGAGGGTTCTGGTTGCCCAAGATGCGGACAGGTTCATCATCACCAGTCGGGACGTAATTGCAAAGGATCTGCTGTAGACGCAGCAACCGGACGATTGGCAACTCGCCATCAAGGATGTCCCCGTCGTCGAAGTCATACAGGAACTCTTCCTTCAGTTCGTTGTAGATCGCTTTCTGCGTGGAAGTCATTTCCACATACTTCTTGGAATACAGTTTCGGCGGAAGATCGAGGACATCGTCCTTCAGCACCCGGTCAGTGATTTCTGCCAGCCACTCCTCGAGCAGCTGAAGGTTCTTGTAGCCGAGAAGCTTGTCGAAGCCAGGATCGTAACCAAGCTGACGCTTGCATTCCTCAGCTGTGAACCACTCGCCGAAGAATTGTCGGAACTCGACTGCACCACCGATACCCTTCCTCTTCCAGAAGTTCTCATCAAGGAACCGCACCTGAGCATAGACGTCGAATGGGCCGATTGCGATCGGGGTTCCGGTGAGGATACGACGGTGCGTCGCATATTTACCACTGGCGATGATCGACTTCGTCCGCTTGGCACCTGGAGCCTTTATGTTGTGAGCCTCGTCAAGGACATAGAGGCAGCGGCGACGGCGAAGGAACTTCCAGACGGTGTCCTTGCCCTTCTGGGTCATGAACGCATTGTAGGAGATCAGCATGACAGCGAGGCCGCGATGCTTCATCAGCATCTCCATCGCTCGAGCATGATCCTTGGTATCCTTCTTGGCAGTCAGGAACACCTGGACCATTGTGTCCAGTGCGACGTGTGGTGGCATATGCTTCGGGATCTCGTCGGTGTTCCAGTTTCGCTCAACTCCAGGAGGAGCGACGACGAGCAGACCATCGATCTCACCATTCATATATAGGAAGCAAGCGGTGTCAACGACTGGCTTGGTCTTGGCAGTTCCTTGTTCCCAGAACAAGCCCCATGCTGTAGCACGAACGTGTTTTTCGAGATGTTCCTTCTGGTGATTGAACGGATCAATAACGTGAGGATACTGCGATAGATCTATCATGTGGTTTCTCCTTTTCTGAATGCTAGTATAGCCCAAGAAAAGTAAGAACAGCTTTCACAGCAGCCCTCTTTTCTCCAACTGTATCGTAGTCACCAATGAATTTCTCACTGCCATTAATTTCTAGGAAAACTTCTCTCGAACTTGTTATTCTATCTGAACGATCTGAGTTTTTCACGTTTCCAGAATTACTCAATTCTCTCAGATTATCTATACGATCATCACTCGGTATTCTATTGCGATGATCAAGTCTCTTGTCTTTGTCAGGGAGCCTGCCTTTATGAAGAAGCCACACTACATGAGATGTGTAGTATCTCTCCCCATCAATAGACATCTGCCGCCTTCCATTAGAGTTCTCTGTGCCTGCATATGACCCAGGAAGAACTGTAGATCCTCTCTGAATTTTCCAGACAAGCCTGCCAGTTTCTTCTTCATACTTAAGAAGTTCCTCTGCTCTTTCTTTAATTAGCATTGACTCTACCTTGCTTTACTGTAGAAGCTGTCAAAGCCATAGTAAAGCCAAGCTAAACCCTTGTAAACCAACAAAACTCGCTTTGCTGCCTTTACTACCTTCACTTACTTTACTAAATAATAAGTGGAGCTTCAGAAGGCCGCTAGCCGCCTTGGGCTGCTCAGCCTGTGGTTTGCCAGCATGTGGAGGCAGTAAAGCAAGTGGAGTCAGCAGAATGTTTATAGAGCAATTGCAAACACTTAGCTGACTTTCTCTGGCTCCACCTGGCTCTACTTATTTTCCTGTGAGAGCTTTGAAGCCGGTCCACGTTGCCAGCAGAATTCCAGATAACATTGCCATGATTACGGCCATGCCGATTTTTGATGCCACACCGTCCGTTGACCGGCGCAATGACCGCAAGAAGGCGAAGTCTCGGCGAGCTTCCATGACGTGTTCCTCCTCCGCTAGCGTCAAGCCAGCGTCAAAAAATGCCTTGTGAACAGCGCTCTCGACAGCGCTCTCGATGAGCTTTTTCATCTCGTCTCTGCCGATGAATTCGCTGTGCATGAATTACCAGCCGATCTTCTTTGTTGCGCGCAGCCGACCGGCCCATGACAGGACGCCGCCGAGCACAGTTCCGCCGCTTGTCAGCCCGATCACCCAAGTGGTTGCGCCGGTCAGGTTGATGCACAAATCGTTTGTGGAGGCGTCATAAGCCAGCCATGAAATGCCACCAAACGCTGAGATCAGCGTCAGAGCAGCACCGATGATCGTCATCGACTTGAGTTGGGATTTTGTTCCGGTCATTTCAGTTCACTCCTGTTAAAGCTGTTTTGATGGTGCCCTTAACGACGATGGCGACTGCCTTATCACGTTCAGCGACGCTAACGAAACTTTGGGCATAGATATCGGCGATTTGCTTCGCCGCTTCCGCCGCCATGGCACGCGGATCTTCAGGTGACAGCGCCCGCTGCATTTTCTGCATGGCAGACTCGGCAGTGGCAGCCTTGTCTTTTTCGGATGCAATTTCGTCTCGCAGATTGCAGCGCTCCTGGTAGACAGCCCAATAGGCAGTCTCCGCGGCATCAGCTTCATCGCGCAGCCGATTAATCGTTGCGACCTGTGCTGCGACCTCTTTTGAGAACAAACGGCCAAGCATCACATAAGACCTTGCCAGATGGCGAGACAGATCACTGCCAACAAAAACAACACGATCCAGCGTCCCAGCTTCACGCTCTTGCGTTCAGCAGCGTTTGCGCTTTCGGCAACCGGATCGGCAAGATCATCCGGCAGATCGACCGGCAGCGGCCCGTCCGCAGGCTTCGCCGCCACGTCCGGCATGGATGGCGCATCCAGCGGCCAATCCGCGTCCTTGGCCTTGCCAGCCGGTTTGTAGCCCGCTTTTTCCAGCGCCCGTTGAAAGGTCAAGGCATTGGCGGCAATCTCGCTGGCATGGTCCATGCCGTTGATGATCCGCCTTGCATTGCGGTAATCGGTCAGGTCCGTGCCGATGTAATCCGCCAGCTTTTTGCCGGTGAACCAGCCTTCCGTCATGCCGGAAAACAGGATGGCGACGGAAACTTTCGGATCAAGCGCCTTGTCTGGATATTTCAACAGGTCAACGCCCAGCGCCTTGCCTGCCTTGGCATAGTTGTAATCCCAGGTCAGCTGCACATGGCCGCGCCCGTAATAGACATGATGGTAAATCCCGGCAGGCTGGCCATATTTCTTGCCCTTGCCGCGCCCTATTTCGCGGACCGGCTGCATCTTGCGCCCGGTCTCCCAATGGCTTGTGTCCAGGATATAGGCCAGGTGATTGAGCGGCGTTGCCCGCCGTTCCGCTTCATCAAGGATGGCGTCGATCCCCGCCACCTGCGAGCCGGAGAGAGAGCCGCCGAACAGCGGCTTGCGGATCGCGTCAAAGAAGGTCTTGCGGTCCATCATCAATCCTCCAGCCAGCCGTAATCGGCCAGATCGATAAAGAACCCGTTCAGCGCACGGCTGAATTTCAGCGCGCCGCTGGCGTCGTAGTGGAGCAGGTCCGATGTGTTCTCGTCCGCGTCGAGCATCGACAGGTTGAACGCGTTCGGATCGAAAACCGGGCGACCCACGAGCTGCCCCATTTCACGCGCCGCCTGTTGATATTGCAGCAGCGTGAACCCCGCCGCATTTGCGCCGTTGGCGTGGCTGTGGCTGGCGTGTCCAGGTCCTGCCGAAGTAGGCACCACGAATATCAGTTTGGCATTGGGCCGGTTGGTGTTGAGCCATTCCGACGCATTGCGCAGCGCGCCGTATTCGGTTGCCGTTGTCGTGTCGGTAATGACGCCGAGCGGCACGCATGACGCGCCGAAATCGTTCACCGGCTGGTCAATGATGACGATTTGCGCATCGGCGCGCACGTCTGCCAAATGCGCCGTCATTACGCCGGAACCATAGTGCGGGCTTGGCCGCGCATCGAGGCCGAGAGACGCCCCGCCCGTCGCATGCACGGCGATGTCAGCCCCGGACAGCCCGGCAAACACTGCTGGCCACAGCCCCGCTGCAAGGCTGTTGCCGATAATATCCACCTTCATGCCTTGCAGCACGGCAGCCGCCGCCGCCGCTGGCTGGGTCGAGCCGAGCACACCGAGATATTGCGCCGCGTTGGCGGTCAGCGTCAGGCTGGAGCCTGTCCATGGCGCGGTCGAAAACAGGTCAGCGTCACCGAGCCACAGCGCTGCACCATCCTTGTAGGCTTGCAGTGAATGGGCATAGATATCCGACACGCCGTCGCCTGTGCGCGCGGCGGCGGGCAGGCTCGTGTCGTTCAGCACGTAGAGCTGGATATTGGTTGTCGCCGCAGAGGTGGCGACGGTCTCAACCGTCCATTCCACAGTGCCGTTGACCAGATGGCGGATTGTCAGGGTTGCCGTTCCAGAATGCAGAACCGAAGTCAGCAAGTCGAGATTGAACGAGGCCGAGACAACGACACCGACATTCGAGTAAAAGCCAATCCGCTTGCGCGTTCCGGGCTTGCCGCGAAACACAAAGCGGTAGGTCGCGGCGTTGACTGTGGTCAATGTCCGGTAACGGCGAATTTGCAGTCCCGCTCCAGCCGCCTCCACCCAGCGCCACAGATCCATTGATCCAAACATGGCGTCATTGAGCGCGGCAACCGACAGTTCAGCCGTCCCGACATGCGCCGCCGTCCGGTCCTCTGGCGACGTAGCCGCCGCCACTGTCAGCAATGGCTTGGTGAACGAGGCGTCTGCCGGGTCGCTGGACGGCCAGATATTGGCCCCGCCAACTTCCCGAAACTGGAAACTGTCCACCATCACGCCCTTGGACGTGTCTCCAGTGAAGGGGAAAGTTCCCGCGATGGATGGCCGCAATTGGCCAGCGCCGCCCGAGCTTGTCGCCGTTGCCGTGAATTGTGCGCGGCATTCATACCAGCCGCCGCCCAAAGCTGTCATGACGGCCAGTCCGGCCGTAATTGTCGCCACGCCAAGCGTCAGGTTGAAGTCGATGTTTGCCGACACGCCGGTCCCCAAAATGTAGAGGTTGATCCGGTCGCGCCCCTCATAGGCCCGCGCCACGGCAACCAACTCATAGGTCACGCCATTGGTCCAAGAGCAGATGCGGTAAAGCGACGGCGTGATGGAGCCGGACGTATCCAGCAGTCGCTTGGAAGCAACAGGCAAGCCAGCAGTAAGGTTCAGCGCTCGCACGGAAGTTGATATGGCCGCACTTGCATAATTTGTGACAAACGTCGCTACAGGCCCAGAGTCAACCCGGTAAAGATTGGCCGCCGTTTCTGACCCGGTCACTGGCACTGAAAAATAGCCGTTGACAGCCGTATTGACGGCATTGGTCATGGCATAGGTGAACCCGGTCAGAGCACCTGCCCCAGTGATGGCGATGGCAGTCGGAGCAACCGTATAAAGGCCATGTTGATTGACGTTGACAGCTACAACCGCGCCGCCCACAATTGTCACGGTGCCAGTAGCGCCGATAACAGCCGTGCCACCCGTGGTCGCCCACGGCCATGTTCCGTTCGTGCCACCACTACCAGCCGCAGTGATAGCGATTGAACGGACGCCGAGGCCGATGCCTTGCGCCGTCGAGGCATAAAGTCCACTTGACAGAAGTGAAGCGTCTCGCGCTGCTTCTGCTCTGTCAGCGTCAATGTCAATATCGCTTGCAATGCTAACAACATCACTGAGTATTTCTTGTGCTTCTAACAAAGCTGTGGAAGACAAGAACGCAGAACCGCTGCTCACTTTCACAGTCTTATCTGGTATTAAGACTTTGAATGGTCCATTTTGAGAAATAAATTTAGCGCTTGTCATAGTCCAGTGACCCCTTGAACGACGGTCAGAGGCCCAAAGAAGAGAGCTGATCTGCTGCTTCCATTTATTTCGACCAAGTCATAGACATACTCTCCTGGAGAAAGAGCATAGTCACTGAATTTTATTGATATCAGCCCATTGGTGAGATCAACATGTTCTATTCCTGAGCCACTCGTAAGACTGATGATTGCTGAAGCATCAGTGACTCTTGATTTGACATCAAGACGAAAAGTGCTCCCAGTGAAATTCCTTGGGACTTCGTTTTGATCAGTGAACGACAACGGGATCGTTGTATCCACATTATCATGAATTTCTAATGCTATCTTCGGCATTGCATTATCCTATAGTCCGGACGCGGCATTCACCTCGACCACCAGATGCATTTGCTCCGCCACCACCGCCTGGAGCTTGTCCAGCGGCACCAGCGTTTCCACCATTTCCAGCGTAAAGGCTATCACCACCAGTGCCTTCAGCTGCATAATAGCTCGCGCCGCCACCGCCACCACCGCCATTTCGTGAGCGACCACCGTTACCAGCATTTGTCGCTGCTATGAGAACTCCCATCCCACCACCGCCGCCGCCATCAAATCCGTCAAGACCATGCACAGTCGCTCCGCCACCTGCACCAGCGTCTGGTCCTCCACCGATTGGAGCAGCAAGAGGAGGCATTGATCCATAAGCAATGCCGTCACCGCCAGGACCATACATACCGCCGCCACCGCCACCCGTAGATGATGATCCAGAACCACTTGAAGTGTTTCCTTTGCCACCGCCGAACGCTGTTACATGTGATCCAAATGAACAGGAACCCCCAGCATTGCTGACTGCTCCACCGGCCGGAACAGTGACAGCGACAGTGCTGGCTAATTCAGATGCTCGCATTATACGAACCATGTAACCGCCGCCACCACCACCGGACCCACGATCCGCTGTTTCACCACCGCCACCACCGGACCCAATGCATTCAATTATGACAAGAGCGTTAGCAGGAGTTCCGGCTGGCTTAGTCCATGTTCCGGATGCTGTGAAAATTTGATAATCAGTGACTTTTTGGATATTTGAAGAACCTACAATCCTGAAATCTGTTGCTCCAGAAATCAAAAGATACGTTGTCCCAGCAATCATTTGTGATGGCGAAAGAGCACTTCCAGAATCTGAATGGACTGCTTTCGGAGTCGAGCCATCGATAGAAAGAGTTACGCCGCCAGTATTGTTCGCAGTTGGAACGAGCGTGAAGATCATTCCTGACTTCACTGTGCCACCTATAAGAGCTGGCGCCGCTGATGCAGATATAGCATTTGCTGTTCCACCGATAGAACTCAGCGGAACGACAGCAAAATCCCACAATCCAGATATCTCCTCCTGAGTAGCGTCCATAAAATCTGAACCGCTCACAGGTGGTGATGAAAGAGAAGTTGGGATCAGACGATCTGCGCTCATGTGTTCCACAATTCCGGTGCTTCAGGGACACAAGTCAAGTTGAATGTTACATCGTCATTTGACTCAATCTCGACAACAATAAGTCGTCTTGATATTTCACCCCATGGTCCTGACGAAACCAGACAGCCAGCCTCTATATTCGGGATGCCATCAACAATTGTTAAAGGCACAGGCGATGATAGCACAATTTTTGTTCTGTTGGCAACTCCGGCTGGCATACTAACTTCATGGACTGAAATAGTTCCATCAGTCTGTCTTATAGATACCCCTGTTTTAATTCCGACATTCGTCATGTCAGAAACTGTAAACATGTCATTAAGTTCTATCATGTCACTATAAAAACAAGTGATCATTGGTGAATCTAATGAAATAGAAACAACCATCCCGTTGATAACTTCAATACTTGAAATTCTTGAAGAGCTCATAAAATTTGAGAAGATTGGATTGTTGACTAAGATGAGATCTCCTCTTTCAACTCTCAAAGCTTCAGCAGGAGCATTGAAATTCCAAAAAGATGATCGCAGCTCACCCTGTAAGAGATCGAATAGACCTCTTTTCGTTGCTGCTTCTTCTAATACGATCCCTTCGTAACGGATCTCTTCTATCAGTGGTGAGGAGACAGACTCCCTTCCTGGGCGGAATATCATCTTCTCCTTGTCTACATAATCTTCAGTAGCCTCTTTCCAGATTATCCGAAATGCATCTGGAAGTCTCATAACAGCTTTTGACAGAGTCAAGCCATTAGAGTTTCTTTGTGAAAAGACTTGTGACGGAGACTCAGCGCTTCTGTCTCGATCTCTTGTCACTCCCCACGTATTCGAAGCTTTCAATCTGGCATAGCCACAACTTGAAACTCTTTCAAGAACTTGTTCGAGGCTTGCCCCTTCAGCAATAAGATCGCAATTCCAATTATTGTCATCGCAATCTTCTCTCCATCCAAGGATCTCTTCTTCATCAAGCAGAGAAATAGGTATCGGATTACTATTCAAGTCGCCCAAGAGAATGTCCCTGAAGTGAGGCGCAGGATTTGAAGTGGTCTTCCACTCATTCCAAGAGGAACCATTCCAATCTTTGACATAACCAGAGGCCTTCACAGAAAGAGCTTCAAGCTGCCTCCCCTTTGCCTTGATGGCTATAATCGCAAAACCTTTTTCAGCAATTGGATGACTATTCCATACTGAAGAAAACCTGAGCATATACAAACGATCAGATATAGAATCAAGAGCGCGAGGAGCCTCGAACCCTTCTGATCCAATCTTATACCAAAACCAGTCGTAATATGCCCCACCAGAGTAAAGGCTTAAATCAACACTTGAAGAATAATATGAGCACCCTCTCTTTATCTCTATCAGCCATTCTTCTTTGTCAAAGACACTTTGGTCAAGATATATTTCTGCTCTATCAGAAAACAAAAATACGTTCTTCACATGGCTTTGGCCCTCTACGCCTGAATACAGGCTGTCATACCCAGAGCCGAGCGAGAAGGATGAATGGGCAGAAAATGACTCTGACGGAGGTGAAACCTGAGCAGCAACTTCTTTGAAAGCTGCTATGAAACCTTCTCCCTTTGGGCAACCCGGTATCGTTTCGCTTGGCTCTCTTGAAGCTAGAAGAACTGACAGTCTAATTTCGCCAGCTTTCTTTGAGGAGAAATGCAGTTCGGGAAGATATTTCCAAGTATCAGAGAAGTTCTTCCTGAGACGAATACGAATCGGGATTACTTGTTTTCTTGTTTCATTGCTGCGATCATAAAGACCCTCAGGAAGTGTCATATGAAACCAGCATTCATCTGCTAGTTTTGCGGAAAAAGAATGCCAGCTAGGAAGATTATTCTGAGGATGAATCTGGTTATTCAATTTTAATGAATCTTCTGAATCTTTGTCAATCTGGTGTTTACTAAATTCCAATTGAGTATTTCTAACTGCTGCATATCTATTCATCAAAGTTATTGGCAGGTCATCTTCCCAGCCTTCTCTGACTTCGAATTCAACGTCTTCAGATTCTTCAATCAGCGTATCGCCGATCCTTATTTCTTCCAGCTTGTGTGGCCCAGCCAGAACATAGATCGCCTCTACGACTTCTTCATCGCTTATTCGTTCTACGAGAGGCTGAGAAGCCAACGGAGGATATATCTTTCTTGTCCCAATGACTCTTGGAACTGAACCACCCCTACTAAGAATGTTTCCTGAAGCAGAAGCAGGTCCCTTTTGCTGATCTTGGTTCTGTGACTCTGGTGATGGCGGTTTAGAAAGAGCAGTTGCAGCCAACCCCCCAGCCAAAGAAATCGCTGTAGCAAGAACTTTTGCAGCAATTGTTCCAGCACCGAAAATGCCACCAAGACCACCGGCTGCAACCCACATTGATGCACCGGCCGTGACAACTGAAAGAACAAGACCTATCAGGAGAGCACCCTTTTGAGCGTCTTTTCCCTGACCGCTGCCATGCAGTTCATAAGAAATAATAACTGTCGTCCCAGATTTTGGTCTAACGACATGCCATTTTTCTGGAAAGATTTCACAGCTTTCTTCATTTATTATAGCGACAGAACCATATGAAGGGAAATCTTCTGGTATCTCCAAATAGTCGCATATCTCCTTCAGGCTAGGCCCAGGAAGGAAATACTCAATGTCGCATTTACCAAATGCAGAAAATGAACAAACTGTTATGCTATCCATTTATCTTCTCCATGAGATTCGGGAATCTCACAAGCCGTATTATCCTGTTCGCTATTGAAGGACTGCCAGGATGAACAAGATGGCTATCTGGACCTTTCTCAGTGTGAAGTATTTTCAAATCGTCGAACACTATCCCAACATGGCATGGCAGTGTCGGCCTATAACCATGCGACATTATAACTATATCATATTTCTTTCTATCTTGCAAGTCTACTTCTTCAAGAGTCCTGGAGACAGAAATTATTGTCTGGCTCGACAACCTGAAATTATTCGGGTCAGCTGACTGTCTTTCTGGAAGATCAATGTTGGTATTTTCTTTAAGAACAAGTCTCACAAGACCATAGCAATCACAGCCGGTTTCGTCCCGACCAAGATCTACATATGGGATGCCAATATAGCCTTTCACGCCCAAACTCCTGGAAGACGAGAATAGGTTGATCTTGTTTCAGGCCATTGCTCAATCTTGTAATCTCTGATCCTCAGAGTTCCTTCCACAAACTCTTGTGTTATTGTCAAATCATATAATTGAAAATATTCAAACACATAGCCTGGAACAGCAGTTACACCAGATTTTTCAATCCTCGGTGAAACCTTTGTATTGAAATAGACGCTTGAAATTAAATCCAGTCTGCAAAGAACTGGTTCAGTCAAATATTCTAATCTGAATACTTTCACAGGATCGCTATTTGGGAATTTCAACTTTGCAGAAGGCTGTGCGTCAGTGTTTGTGACCAGCGATACTTCAAATCCTGCACCAGTGAATAAAAAGCCATCGTAAATCCAGTCATGATAATCAGAAACAATCCTTATCACTCCATCAATCTTTGGATGTGACAGAGTAAGAAAAGGAATAATCGCTTCTCCAGAAGTTTCTGTTTCGATCTCTCTTCTGGTTATAAGAGGGATATTTCTCATTCTGGCAATCCAAGAAGTTCAGCTGAAACTACCCAATACTTCCAACCGATATTTTTCAGTTTATACGGAGTATTTCCTTGAAAGCGAAACTTTGCGAATTCAGCCTTCCTTGGGTGTTTCATGACAAAAACTTTTGATCCAAGTGACAGATCCCTTATAACGAATTCTTCAAACAGGCTAAGCTGATCTTCATCAAAAAGCCATTGAACAGAAAACAAAGAAGTCACTGTCGTCGATTGCAGTCTCTCCATCGCTGGCCCAGATTCAGTTTCAAAAGAAACCTTCTTCGATATGAGAGATTCGTCATACCCATCTCTCAAAATAAAACTCGGAAGCCCTTCAGGGAAATTTATCATCGATTAACCTTCCCCGGACGAAGACCAAATCTGCTTCCAGCAGAACCGTCAAACTTTCCTGAGCTGAATCCCTTGTCAACTTCAGAAATCACAAGATTTACTATCTCATCACCATTTGGCGATTTGCTTCTTTCTTCAGTCTTCTTCACCCCAACATTGTCGATGATATTGAAAGTGATGTTCGCTCCTCCACCCCTGCCATTTGTCTGAACACCGAGCTTACCATCTTTGGTTCTGCTCAGAGGGACGACCGCCTCTGGGCCTTTTTCTCCCATCACACCAAGCCCAAGAGAGCTTTGGAACGCAGCCGGAGAAGAAACGATACTGTTGGTGAATACCCCGCCTTTCGCAAATGGAAGAGGCGCAGGAGGGTAGATATTTCCCATTGAACTGAATTTTCCAAGGACAGTGCTAAACACCATCTGGAAGGCTTGAGAAAGAGCCAACTGAACAAGCTGCTTCGATATCGATCTTATCAGCGAAGAAAAATCAGCTTCACCATCGACGATGAAGTCTGCCAAAGCAGAAGACATTCCATCGAACGCAGACGTTATGATATCTTCAACTTGCGACGCATAGTCACCAGTCTTTTGTAGAAGTTTCAAAAGACCTCTTTCCATCCCAGAGACCGCGTCAGTCTGAGTTTCCAGGAATGTGATTCTAGCGCTCACGACTGATTTTGTGAATTCGGGTTGATTTATCTTACCTTGCTTCAGCAATTCGTTCAGTGCAGTAAGCGAAATTTTATAGTCTTCAGCAGGACCTTTTATGTCCTGGAAGATAGATTGCATTTTCTTCAAGGCCTCATTCTCAAGAACGAGCTGCCCTATGAGAACTTTTTCATCTGCTGTGAGGGCTCTTTTAAGAGCTCTTTGTATCTCAGCTATTTTTTGATTTTCTTTTGTCAGAGATATGTTCTCACGAAGAACTTCATTTTCAAGAGTGAGATCGCGAACATAATCGGCGAAAGTTTTCGATTTGTTCTTTGAACCATCCGAGCCAGAACCGAGTTTTCCCGGTATTCCTTTTGAATCCAAATCAACTGAAGAATTCGCAAGACGCTCGTTGGCTTTTTGTCTCGCTCTCTCAAGAATAGCATTCATAGCATTACCGACATAATCGGTGCTGAGAGATTTGCCAAATTCTTCACTGAAGATTTTGCCGACTTCAGATGCAGCACCAGACAATTCCTGACGATACTGGCTGAGATCAACTTTTCCAAACATATCAGAGAACGGGTTCTCTTGACCAATGGCGACGGCAGCTTGACCGATGAGATCCAATATACTTTGGATCGCTGCAAGGATTCCATTTACACCATTTTCGACAACTGTGAGAAGACCATTTATAGCAATCTTTCCAATGTCCATGAGAGCGGCTGGGAAGATGCCCCATGCTCTGATCACAGCATTTATTTCACCGACCCACAGGCCGATGAACAGATTGACATGTGTCTTCGTTACGGTTAGAATCAAAGCGAGACCAGCAGTTATATTGTTCCACAACTGCGAAAAGACGCTATTGACAAATTCAACGGCTGGTCCGAAGGTGCTGACAAGGAATGCACCAATTGGAGCTATCGCTTCCATGATCAATTGGAACGTCGCAACACCAATATCTCGTAAAGTCACCATGCCGTCTTCAGTGACAGATATTTTGTTGGAGAAGAACACAAGAGTAGAGACAGCAGCAACGATAAGAGCTATTAGTGCTCCAATTGGATTAGCGACTATGATCGCCCACAGACCGGAGAAGGCAGCAGCAACACCACGAACGATTGCTGCGAGGCCTGGGAAGGCCGTGCTGAGCCGTGCGAGTATGCCTCCGGCTGCGGCATTGGCAGTTGCTGAACGCGTCTGAGCGGCGCTCAGAGCCGCCGTGGCAGTGGTCTGAGCAGCAGTGGCGGCTGTCAGCTGGCTTTTTGTCGCCAGCAAAGCTGTCTCGGTTCTCTGAAGAGCTATATTGCTCCTGATGTTCTGAGCGACCGCTGCATTATATGCGATGAACCTACCAGTGAGAGCGTCACGAGCGATCCTTCTGCTATTGTCAAGAACTATTGAGGCTTTTTGTTGAAGAAGCAAAGCTCTTTGGGACTGTAGCTGAACAGCTTCTACTTGCAGAGACCAAACTTTTGCTCTCACTAAAGCTGACTCAGCAGAAGCAGCCTGAAGCGAAGAAGCAGCCTTTGCCTGTTCAATGCCGACAGCGGTAAGCATCGTTGCATTGCCTGAAGCGACAGCAGAAGAGATCTGCCGTTGAACAGAAAGCCATGAAATTAATGAAGAGACTATTGATCCGATTTTCCAACCAGCGAAAGCTGTAGTCGCAGCTATAACTGATCCTATGAGAATATTGAGAGAATACGCAAGCAAAATTATCGCATTAGCGACGGCAGCGCTAGCGCCTGTGACATCATCAAACGAATCTAGAACTCTTAACAATTCATTTCGAAAGGGTTGAAATGACTGTCCAATAGTGGGAATGGTTTTGCCAAATTTCTCTGCTACTTCTTCTCTTGCATTTTTGAAAGAGTTGACAATCAATTCTGCCGTCAACTTTCCTTCTTTACCCATTCCTCTCAATGAGGATCTTGAATTGAAGAGCGCGCCAGTTATGAGTTCTATGGGTTCTTTTGCGCTGTTCAAAGCTGTGCCAGAAATTTTGCCTGTTCTCACAAGCTCTTTTCCGATCAAGTCAGCGACATACGGGAGCTGTTCCAGAATTGAACGTAATTCATCACCAGCCAAACGGCCAGAGGACAAGCCCTGAGAAAGCTGAATAAGAGCAGCCCCGGCTTCACGACTGCTAGCGCCTGAAAGAATAGTCGCCTTGTTCAATGTTTCTGTGACACCAAGAGTCTCTCTTTGAGAAAGACCGAGCTGTCTTACAGAAAGAGCAAGTCTTGTATAGAGCTCTGCTGTTGACTCAAAACTAGAACGAGTCCTGCTTGCGATATTGAACAACTCTTCTTGAACAGCGTTTAGCTCGGCAGTGGACTTTGTTACCAAGACCAAACGATTTTCAAAATTTGTCAAAGTATCGAGCATTCTGGTTAAGCCAGAAAGAAGTCCAGCGCCACCAAGAACAAACAAAGAATTCTGCAATAGCCGAAGACCATGAACAGAACGTTCAGCAACAGAACCTATCTCCTCGAGGCTGCGCTTTACAACCCGAGAACCGTTCTCTCTGACGATGATGTCAATGGTTTCTCTTGTCATTCTTCAGAGCTCGCTGTCCTGTCTAAGAGACGTGCCTGAGCTATCTCCACTTGGGCTTCCATGAGAGCTGCTTGAACCCAATCATTTGGCTGTTGAGATGAATAACCATCACGCAAACGACCAAGATAAGGTATGGCATTCGTTATGAATAGAGCAACGCCAGCTTGTCCAGTTCCTCTTTTCATACTAACTGAAAGTCTGTTTATAACTGCGAAACCAGCCTGGATCGCGGCACGAGCATTCTGCCGTTCACCAATCCCAAGCTTCTTCCCAGGAACATATGCTGGGATAACCGCACTAGTCGGATTGCCCAAGGAGACGCGCCAGTTCGATCTGGCGTCGCCTTTATCAACTGGAGTCCCCTCAACAAGAGAAGAAAGAGTTCGTTTCGCAACACGCTTTGTCAAGCTGACGGAATTGTTCTCGATCCTAGAACCGAGTTTCCGTATATTGCGAGAGAACTGTATGAGAGACGCCACTACTTCTTTTTCCTTCTATGCTCAAGATAGGCGGAGTCGAGCTCCTTTATGTGATGGTGCATCTCTTCAATTTGGTCATCGCTGAGTCCATATGCCATGCAATAATCATAAATGACTTTCCACGGTATAGGACCCAGCTCCATCCCTATCTGTCGACTGTCAGAGAGCTCAAGGAACGCTAGATAGTAAAGTTCCAGCCCTGTTATGAGCTCAGGAGCATTTGCAATACGATCTGGGAACGGAAGATTTTCCCTCAGGCATTGATGAATGATCTTTTGCTCGACAGCCCCCTGCTCCAGGAAATAGAGCAGGACCTCTACAAGTTTTTTGCGTCGGCCTCCATTTCTGCCTTGCGGAACAGACTGATCCCTTCGGCGGCCTGCTGAAGATCAACAAAGATGGCCGGAAGAACCTTGAACGTGAGCATGATGTTTTCCGGTGTGACCTCGAGGATGCCGCCACCCTTCTTGTGGATTCCGTTCTTCCACTTGGTATTGCCATCCTTGTCTTCACCGTCGGCGACCTGCCAGTTGAAGATGACAGTCTTGGCGTAGATGTCATAGAGCAGTGCTCGCGAGCGATCTTCCGGCATTGTCCCAGCCTGAATTGCACGGCGAAACGGCTTTGTCTTCGCCTCGGCGTAGGACAGATACTTCTTGTTCGCGCCACCGGCACGACCAATCTGGACACGGAAGTCACCATAGTCAATCCAAATCCCATCAGACTCGAGGACTGGATCGGTTTCAAACTGGTCGAACATGCTCATGTAAGTTCTCCTTTTCTGAGATGCGTTGTCAGTATTATTCGGCAGCGGTCGGAAGGTAGCCGAAGAATGTGAGAAGCATGGTGTGATCCATGCCGGTTGCGATGTCCTCGCCGGTCGCAGCTTCCATGTTGAGGGGAAGAGTGATCGGCTGATCTTTCTCGACGTTCAAACGACCATCACCAAGCGAGACAAGAGGAACGTCGATGACGATACCCTGATTGTCCTTGACAATCGCCATGTCGAGAGTGATGTCAGCATTGTTGCGAACAGCTTGAACAGCAGCGACATTGCTGAAGTAAGCAGTAACGCTGCCACTGACCTGGAAGGTTCCAGCGGTCACGTCGAAGGAGCCAAGAACGCCGACGGCCTTGTTCGGTGACAAATTGTTGTTCAAGACAATGCTTGCCTCGGTGATGAAGGCGAACAGAGCAGTCGGGGCCTCGTCAGTGCTTGAGACTGTCGACATCTTGACTCGCGAGAAATCACTCGACGTATTGAAGGTGTCTGCTTTCTGCGGAGTGACAACTGAAGACTGGAGCGGGCCTTCAGATGACAGACGCTGAAGATGATCGATTGCAACGAAGCTCATATCAATGTTGACCAGATTGGAAGTCGGGACATTGATCGTGAACTCGTTCGGTATTGCACCCTTCAGATACTCAGACTGAATTTCCGAAGGATTGGAGTCGTCGGAAGCTCCAAGCGTCCGTTCCAGGTGATACGAACGACGCTTGATGGCCGATCCTGTTTCGTTGCGGAGAACGTCGCCGAAATAGATGTCGACCAACTTCGTTGTATTGGCCTCGGTGACCATCGCCAGGACAGACTTGTCAAGTGTCAAGGCATTGGCTGCGATCGCACGAACACGCTTGAAGCCGTTGTTTGCAGCCGTGGAGAATTGATTCGCAGTGAGATCTCCACCAAGGAAAATCCACTGGCCGACGACCAGACCGAGTGTGGTGAAATTAAGAGTTGTTGACGTCAACTTGGGAAGATCACCTGATGCATCCACGTCGATATCGCCAGAGGCCGATCGATGTCCGACAACCTGGATATAAGCTTTCGCCGGAGGAGATGCCTCAGCAACGAGTTGACCAGTAGCGACTTCCACAGAAGTATTGGCGACGACAGCCGTGACGACGTTGAGGCCATTGTTCGCAGAATTGGTGAAGTTCCAGCCCTTGATCAGCGAACCGGCGAGAAAGCCAGCAGTGGAGGCAACCTCATATTCATCGGGATTGATCGTGTCAAGATCGACGGCAGTGACGAGCTCATATCCATTCTTTCGCGTATCGGCGAAGAAGACACCCTGGAGAAGATCCTGGATGTTGTAGAAGCTCAAATTGTGATTGAACCCGCCGGAAGCGTCAAGATCAGTGACGACACCCTTTTTGCGTTGACGAGAAGGATTGATGGGATCAGGCGAAACCGTCGTCACGTCACCGCCGAAATCGTCATAGCTGTTCGGTTCCAAACGATTCCAGACAGGTGAACCACCAAGAGTTCCAAGGCTGGCTTCTTCAGCATAGGCCAGTCCAGTGATATTTGAATCGATCTTATTGACCTGAGCCACATTGGCCTCCTTTATTTGACTTCATCGTAGCGAAACTCGATGATGACGTTCAGTTGAAAGAATTCACCGTCACGTCCGATTTCGTTCAACCTCACGTTACGGAACCATACTCCACCAGGAGTGCTGATACCTTCGAAGGCGTCAGACACCACCTTAGCCAAATCGTAAGCCTCTTGCAAGCCCTTTCCGTTTGGCGTAAATATCTGAACCGTAATAAATCCAATTCTTGCGAATGTCATACTTCCCTCAGCACCACTGAGAGTTGCTTGGAATCCACTCACATGTTTAAGAGTTACTGTGGCCCATGGTTCTTCATCTTTTGATCTTTCCTCACGAACATCTTCATAATGCACAGGATAGCCAGTCGTGTCCCATGCCGCCTTAAAGACGTCAAGGATTTCATCACGAGCCTCCTGATGCGTAAGGCTCATCGACGAACTCCAACAAAAGCGAGAAGAGTTGTCGAACCAGGTTTCAATACCTGAAGGCCAATGATGCCCCATCGATCACCATTGTCAACAACGCTTGTGAATTCTCGCAGATCATTGTCTCCTTGGGCAGTGATTATTATCTGCTCACTGAAAGTTACAAGATCTTTGAATTCTGTTCCCTCTCCAAGAGCAGTCAATCCAAATTGTCTTACAGTGTTCGGTGGAACAAAAACACCATTCAAAGCAAGAGTGGTTTCTCCACCGCTTGCTGGTCCTTTCCATGGACGACTTGGATTCGCAGGAGTCGTATTGAGCTTAACGAAACTGATGCTCCTGCCATTGTTCCTGACAAGACGCTCTGCCATTTCTGCAAGACGAGTGTAATCAACCACGGATGACCCCGCCGTTTCCGGAGCCCAAGAGGAGAGGCCGAAGGAGCTTGTCAGCAGAAGGATACGGAGTGAACGTAATTGAGCCGACAGTTCCAGAATCATATTCCCATGATTCTGAAATTGGACCAACTGATTCAGTTCGTGAATTCACACGTCCACCGTATGCATCTGTCGTTGGATCAGGCAGAAGAACCTTCGCAACTGCCCTAACTGCATACTCTGATACTGCCTGTTTCAAACGATCTGGGATACCAAGTATCTCCATGCCGTTCTGATCGTATGCACCATCAGCTGGAAAATGAAGAGGCTGAATGCCACCATCGCGACCACCACTGAATCCAGTAATTGTAACGTTTGTGACAGGGCCTTGGAGGACGCTCAGAGCCCCGCTAGCGCCCGGCGCAAGGCTGGTAATGGTTAGCACAGCCCCGGCTGCAAAAGCGCTAGCGTGGCGGCTCTGAGGGGTCTCTGAGCCATATGTGACACCCGCCCCGGCTGCGCCGTTAATGGCAGCTTCAAGGTTTGCGGCAGTGAGCGTTGCAGAAGCAGCAATGAGAACTTCATACTGACTACCGCTGAGTGAACTGACAAATGTATATGTGTCATCACCCAATGTCAATTCGTCTGCAGGATCAGGAAGTCCGGAGAATGACAATTCAGCTTCAGCATAAGATTCATCAAAGACAGTTTTTGGGACACCTTTGAATTTATGACCGAAACGCTTTTCAACGTAATCAGTAGCTGCGATTATCGCAGCCTCTTGAGCCGCAGTCACAGCAGTTGACCATAAATTTTCAGCCTGCCTATTGCGAGCAGTGAGATAAGAAGTCACATAGGCAATATTCACATATGAATTTGCCCCACGAACTCCAACACCTGTTTCGATTACAAGAGCCATATTATATCTCAGCTCCTTGCCAGCGAATGGAGACGGAATTTGCTCCTTGGCTGAGTGTTGCTATCCCACTTGTCGAAGTGAATACACCAGAGGTCAATTCCCAATGGTCTGTGATCCACGTAAACGAAGCAGTGTTTGTGTCTTCAAATTCAAGCACAAAATTCGCCTGATTGAACCATGAAGGAGCATTGCGAATGCCAGCAATTGAGATGTCATTGCCAGCAGAAATTGTCAAAGAAAAAACTTGAGTGAAGATCGGAGGTCTTTTCTTCTTTCGGGAATAATACAGGGTTGCCTGTAGAATCCCTGCAATACGGGGATCAGGATCGTTCAGACGTGCGTAACGAGCCATGACCCCTGATCCTCGTGTTGAATTACTTCATGATGGTGCGAACAGGACGCTGAGCACCACGTTTGGTCTTTCGTGCCATGGCCGAATCGAGCGGAGAACGAGGGTCGAGCTCATCGGGGCGAATCCCTTTGAGGATGGTATTTCGGCGATCAGCGCGTTCAGCACGAGAAGCTGCCTGAGACTCGATGAACTCGCGAATGGCATTCTGGTTGGGAGAGTTAGGGAACATCTCCTTGATGCGATTGCGAGTGATCGAAACTGCCTGCGAAATTCGCTTCTGCAGATAACGGAGTTTCTCGATTTCGGCGCCGATTTCGTCGTTCTGCTGCTTCAGCGAGACCTCAATGTTTTCGAGCTGATCACGCGGAACTTTACGAATCCATTCCATGAATTCGCTGGCGCTCATTTCACGGTTGGCAGGTTCGAAGTCGGTGTCCTCGTCGTCTTCTTGGGCTTCGTCGTCAACGACCTTCGCTTGTTCCTCGACAGTGGGACCGTTGTCCTTCAGCTGCTCCTCAGGGTCATCACCCTTGGAAGCTTTTTCACGGTTGAAGTCAGGAGCGGCATTCACGATGTCCTGCCGCTTGACTGCTTCTCCAACGAGAGCCGACACGATTTCAACCTTGGCTGAACCATCGGTGGTCCACTGGTCATCATCAAGCGGATCAAGCTGTGAGAGAGCGAAAAGAATCTTCTCTTTGTCGGCCATGTGAGTTCTCCTTAGTCGTCGCCGAGGACGATGTAAGCCAAGTGAAGGACACCAGTCGCGGTCATAGCGACAGTCACATCATCACTGATGTCGGCGGCATCGACCAGGACATTGAGGTTGATCTCGAGCGAGCCATCGGTATTGTCGTAGACTGTTCCAGCGACTGCGGCAGCATGTGACGCTCGAGTTGTCGGAGAAACTTCTGCGACAGCGACAGTGGTGGAAGTCGAAGGAATGAGATCGACTTCTGCGCCGCTCAAAGTGACATCAGCAGTCGGCGCGGTGCCGAAAGCGAAATCGCCATTCCAGGTGTCAACAAGATTCGCGCTGCCACCAGGACCAGCAAGCGACAGATAGGCAACAGCGCCCAAGAAGAGGATATTGCCTTCAGGAAAGCCACCGACGGCGACAGTGCCGAAGCCGACAGCAGTGGAAACAGAAGTCACAGATACTGCGACAGCGTTCATGTTGATTGTTTGTTTGATGATTTCCTGACGCTGAGCAGCGCCACGAGCCATCGAGCGAGGAAGTCCCTTCATGATGAAGCCCCTTTCGTGAGCTTTGACGGAGATCCTTTGTGAGAATCTCCGTCAGGTTACAGGAGCTTGGCTTATGCCTCGCGGGTGACGAGACGAGCGAACTTGATCTGCTTCCGCTCGGGGAACACGCGGTTCCAAGAGGTCGCATCATCGAGATCGCTGTTCGCCGGGCCGCCGTTGGGGATGCTCGACATCACGAAGGCATGGCCGACCGGGTGGATGGCCCATTCGACGCGATTGTAAAGGATCTCCTGGCCGCCGCCATTGCCGCCGCCTGCACGACGCTCGACTTCGGTCGGCACCTTGGGATCGCTGATGCCGAGTCGGGTTGAACCGCCGCCGAAGAGCCACGTGTCATAGACGTTGCCGGTGCGAGGCATATTGTCATCGACAATGACTTCCCGGCCGAGGAAAGTCGGAATCCGGACGCGCCCTTCGGCATCAGGAATGAAATCGATGAGGTTGTTCTTCTGCATCCGGTTGTAGACAACAGAATGAACCATCGCGCCAGTCAGATCTTCCATGGAGTCGCCCATGGTGAGCGATGCATCAAGGAAGGCTTCAGCCGAGAAGTTGGTGACACCGTCGGCAAACGAGGAACCAGAGATGTTGTTCACATAATCGCCTGAATCATTGGCGACATTGTCGGCGATCACGCCGTTCCAGGCAGCGACGAAAGCAGCTTGAAGGCGCCGAGTCCAATAAAAGGCGATACGATCAGCGATCGAAGCCATCGGATCCTTGCCTGCGAGAGCAGCAGCGAGATCCATGCTGGACCAGGAGTTGTTGCGGCTCAGACGAACCAGAACTTCGGTGGCGGTGCCGATCTTCTTCGGATCAGGGTCACGTTCAGGGGAAGTGCCGGAACCAGCAGCATTCGCTGCAGAATCGGCCGTATTGAAAACAGACGAGGAATCGTTGGAGACGCGTTCGGCGTCGTCGTCGAGATCCTTGAAGGACGGAGCGTTGAAGGTCAAACCGCCGCCAGCCAGAAGAAGATCGATCGACGGGTCACGAACAGCGAGGCCGGACTGGATGATGCGAGCCTTGCTTTCGGTGATCTGCTGAACATACGGAGTGAAAATTTCGGGAACGACAATGTCGCTGATGCGAGTCGCGGGACCTGCGGCCATGTGATTTCTCCTTTGGAATGGCTCAGTTCAGGGAAAAACCGACAATAGAACCCATGTCCCGGTCGGGTGACTGGCATCACGCCAGTTGAGAGAGCTGCACCATACCCCATTTTTGAGTATGGTGCAAGCGATATTTTCAAACTACTTTTTGGGAGCAGGCTTCATGCCACCAATCGTCGTTCCAGCCGCCTTGGCGAGCTTTTCAGTGGTGTCACGACCATTGGCAGTGAGAAATTTACCCTGTTCAGTGAGAGACCAATGCTCGTTGGAGAACGGGTTGTTTCCAGTGAAACCACCACCACCGCCGCCGCCACGAGCACCACCACCTTCGCTCTCAGGCCACCAATGCGGACGAAGCTTCTGCATTTCCTTCGCCCATTCCTTGATGGAGAGCCCAGGAGTGAGACCATTGATCCCAGACTTCGTGATCAGGTTGCCGTCGGCATCCTTCTCGAGCATGGCAGAAGCTGCCATTTCCATGTCGGGAATGGCTGTGGCGAGGACCTTGGACTCGATGGCGACAGCGCGGACAGCGTCGTTGCGATCACGAGATTCAAGCTGAGTCTTGAGAGCGTCCCGCTCCTGTTCGGCCTTGGTCTTCTCGCCTGTGATGGTTTCGATCTGCCGCTGGAGAGGGCCGGTCTTCTGGGACAGACGACCTTCGACCATCTCGGCGAGCTTGGCTTCGTCGAGCTTCCCACCGGCAGCAATTTCGAGTTCTTTGATTCGGTCGAGCTGAGCAAGAGTCTCCTCAGCATTGAGTGAACCCCACGGTTTCAGCGCTTCCTTGGTCTTGCCGTGGTCTTCGCGTTCCTTGCGAAGAGCTTCCTGCACAGTCAAGACATCCTTCTGAGTCTTCATGCCGGTCACGCCGGAAAGAATGACCTTGCCATCAGCACCAACGGTGAAAATCTCATTGAAAACTGCATCGCTACGAAAAGCTTCAGGAAGCGCGTCCCTGTTGTCATACTGGAGTTCGATCGGCATTTAGGCATTCCTCATTTTGTCGGATCACCCGACTTCTTTTTGGGACCATTCCCATTTACTTGTTCAGGAGTCCGGTCACCAGTCTCGCTTCGCTTGAATGGGCCGTCTTCCTCCTTCTTCGCTTGGGCCATTTCCTCCTCAAACGTCAGCTTCGTAAGGCCACGATCATACGTAACCTGATGGAGCGACTTCGCAGAGATTGGATACCCAAGGTTCCGGGAAGTTTGCATCTCGACCATGTTCTGGCCGGTCAGCTGGTGATCACCAAACTCGAGGTTTGGCTCGACCTTGACTTCCTCGGGGTTTGCACCGATCCACTCGGCGCAAGTCTTCAGCAACTGTTCCAGTCCAGCAGCTCCTGTGAGCGCGACTTGGTTCAGGTCAGCTGTTCGTGCTGCGATACGAATATTCAGGCTCGTGCCTGACTCGCGCTCGCGTGATACTGTGTCGAGTGACTGAGCACCCATTGAACCAGCTCGTTTGCGATCGTTCTCAAGAGCTTCACGCTGCTCTTGCAGTCCATCGCTTTCGACACCGATGTATTTCGCGTCACCACCGATCGGGACATCGATGCGAGAACCAGCACCTGTCCGAACTGCCTCGTCCTCATCCACTGTGCCACCAATGATGACCAGCGTGTCCTGCCCCTGCATGAACAGGTTCTGGCGATAGTCAGCCTCGCCGCGATAAATCGTCATGCAGAGGTTGCCGAGATCCATCAAAGGCGGTTCATCACTGTCGGAAATCAGATCACAGGAATTGATGATCACAAAAGGAATCTTGTTCAGTGCTTTTCCACGAACAGTGGCTTCCTTCAGGGAACCTTCCGAGATGTCCGGATCTTTGGTATCGAAAACACCAAATCGGTAAATCCCTGCGCTCTCATTCCCTTCAATCGTGCCAAGGGCGAGCACACGATACTTCTCTGCCATTTTCCAGCCGAAACTGGTTGTGTCACGCTCGTATTCTGCTTCATCGAGCACAACAAAATTCAACACCTGAGGGACAAGTCCTTCAACCGAGCCATCGTCCCAGTTGATTAATCTCTCAGTTGCATAAGTGGCGATGTATGGAAGAGGATCGCTCGTCCTGGTTGGAATATCAGCGAGCAAGCCAATACGACCGGTGAGGAGTTGCTCCTCATTGATCCGACGTAGAAGTTGAGGGAGAGTCTCACCACGAGCCGAACGAATATTCTCGAGCTCTTTCGGCAACTTGATCTTCGGCGGCTGCGAGTGCATCATCCCGATAGCAGTTTGGACCGCTTCCCGAACAAAGTTGGGGAAACGCGCTCTCTTCAAATATGCCTGATAAGCTTTGAAGCCGGGCTGGGCCGATTTGTCCATGCCATCGATGATCTGACCAGCAGTCGCTGGGAGATAAGTCTGGCCCTTTGACTTGACTTGGCTCTCTCCACGATATGCGTCGCGCATCAACACCCAATTTTCCAATTGGAGAGTATATTGCGGATGCTTCTCGGAAAGATTCACTGGCATACAAATGGCCTTGATTTGCAATGTGACAAACACTACTCCGCTCGCTGACAAATAGCAAGCGCAAATATTCTTCTATTTATTTTGACAGATCAGTGCGAACCACTTGTGGTTCCGCTTCCAATTTTCATTCCTGTGAAACGAACTCGATACCTAGTTTCATCTGCGCAATGATCTTCGGCTTCAGTATTGACATCGTCTGGATCATCCTCGTCTCTTGGCAGAACAGGCACTGTCCTGACCCAATTGTCACAGTTGTCAAAGATGAACAATCCTGGCTTCTCACGAGGCCCAAGAGGAGAAGGGTGAGCATTCTTGAGCATCCGGCGCATCTGATCCCAGCCAGTTACGCGAGAACCAGCTCTCTTGTCAGCAGGAGCCCATCTTATTCCCTTATAAACAAGCCCATCATCCATACGGACACGATTCGACATGTCAGTGGCGATGCAGTTGCCGTTCTCAGCCGCAAAGATTTGACTGTCAGCAACGCCGGTCTTCACACGTGTCCACTTCGGGTCTCGAGGGTCCCTCCAGCCCCATTTGAGCTCCCTCTCCACAATGCCACGCGATATATCTGTAGCGAGTATTCTCTGCCCTTCGTTGGGCTTTCCTGTCCACCCATACCATTCATGAATTCGGAACAGATCACCCTTCACAGTTGAGCGCCAGCTTCCATTCGGCAATTGAACATCTTCGCCATTGGATGTTGCCCACCAGCCGACTGAGAATGGTCGGCTCGAGCCCCAGTCAAACGAACGGTCGATCTTCCAACGATCTGGTATGATAAACGGCCGAATGACATTGTAGTCTGAATCGAACACATCGTCGAACATACCGCCGGAGACAATGTCCCAGCGTCCTTCAAGCCATGCCGCTTTCTCAGCTGCATTTCGAGCTGAAGCAGCAAGTTTCGTGATATACTCTGGATCGTTCTCCAGCAGGATCTTGTTCTCTTCCAGACGGGAGAAGATCGAGAGGCGAGCAGGCTCGGAACGGCCTTCCTCATCCATGAGATCCTTACGGACCTTCATGTTCATTCGGTCAGGGAGAAATCTTGCTTTGACCCAATTGTGTCCTGGGCCATACGGGTTCGTCGTTGCGCGAACCATACGAGGCATTCCTGGAGTCGAAGAACGACAGCAGGAGAACATTCTCTTGTAACCAGCGTCTGTCGACCAATTGCAGAGCTCTTCCCACCCTATCCATGGATATTCGTGACCATGGTAGTTCCAGTAATCGTCTTCCTTCTTGAATTGGCGCAGTAGAAGCTGCTCTCCTCCAGGCCAAGTCCACACATGCTCTGAGTGGTTGAACTTTGCCTGAGGCCAAATCAATGGGAACCATTTCTTCGTCTTCGTAATGACATCGGTCAGCTGCTTATAGGTCTGTCGAAACAGAATTCCCTTCCAGCCGCTGCCGTATCCTCGTCCCGTGAACATTCCGAAGGACATGAGAAGGCAGTCAGTCTTCCCACCACCACGGGTCCCTTGATATAGAACCTCAAAAATCGGAGTTGAAGACAGGAACGCTTCCTGGCTACCAGATTGTGGGCGCCAGATCACATTATCCGGATATCTCGGAGTGTGAATGCTCATTCAACGTAGCTTACGAAGAACGGAAGCACGTAGAAGTGTCCTGGCGCTGCTAGATTGACACGCTTCTCATTGAGAAGCTTAACGAACTTGGTCCGTCCCTCTTTGCTCAGATGCTGAAAGTAGAACTTGCCAGCGCCGTGGACCTTCACGTCCACATAAACCTTATAGTTCTTGTCAGTCGGCGCCAATTTCACGCCCTCTTCGATAGCTTGGAAGAAGCTTTCTTCAGAGAGCGACCCACAATAGGAACAGGTGTGATCTTCACGCCACGTCATCTCCCCATTCAGTGGAGGCGTGAAGGGCGAGTCCGGTCCACCACCGTTCTCGATCGCTCTTGGGCAGAACAGCTTGTCACTCGTCTTCGTCGTCATCGAAGTCTCCATTCATGATGAGTGACCTACCGCATTCGATAAGCCACAGCGCATCTTTGTTCGACATCGCTGAGCTACGGATACCGATCTTCTCATCAGCTCCCATGAACAGGATAAGAACAGATTTCGGTTCTTCCCTCTGCATCAATCCGAGGGCCTGCCCCGGAGTCATCCTCGTGTGCGCTCCGAGTTCGATGATTTTGTCTGTGGCGCTCATGCAATCAAATCCTCAATAGAACTTGAGAACGGAGCATATGCTAAACGGAGGATTCTTGCAAGCGTTGTTTTTCAACCCAGCCCAGAGGAGAGCGGGCGCGCACCATGGTTCTCAAAAAGGATCATCACCTTCATGATGCTCGTCCCATGACGGTGCCCATTCAACATTCGCTGGAGTTCCCTTGAACAGTTGCCTCATTGTGTATTGACTGTATCCGCTGAGGCCGGTCCCTACAGGAGTCAAGTAGAATATTTCCTGTGGATTCGCTCGAGCATATTCAAGGAACAAGTCAACCTCGCCCTTGATCATCTCCCTGTCGAGGACCCTCAGGTGCTCGTCTTTGGTCGGGATCGCATATGCGTTCCCGGTCCTACCCCTCCCGACACCTCTCTGGGCTCCATGGTGCGTCGCCGCATGAAGTGCAGCGCCCTTCCCATGCCTTCCGGCCAAGTTTGATCCAAAAACAAAGATCTTGCCTTGTTCCATCGCTCTCATCTCAGATTTCCTCGTTCGCAATGCGGATCAGCACATCGCCGTGACAGGGGGAGGGGTGACACCAGCAAATGAGATCTTTCCCTCGAAGATCTCGTTTGATTTCCTCACAAAACCGTTTGGTAGACATTACGAGATCTTCGTATTTACGGATGACCTCGCTCCTATCTCCGTCTTCACCTATCACAAATGGGTTGCCCCATTTGCTTGGACGACCGATATAGACTGCGCCCTCTTGGTGACGGCCGACTTTCTTGGCATTGAGAACAACTGGCATTGCTGGATCTTCTTTCATTAGATTGGGATTGCTGGTCTGTCAAGGTTGAGGTCCAGAGTCGGGGGCACGGGACCACTCCCGGTGGCCGTCTGTCGACGGCCGTTGATGGGGGGAGGTGGGGGAGGGACCCGATCAGGTGACCGAGTCCCTCGTGTCCTGCTCAGGCCGCCTGAGTGCTGACCTCGGTGGTCTTGGCCTTGGCTTCCCATGCCTTGACTGCATCAGCATACTCAGCGTCGGTCGCCTCCCGGAGGGTGAGGTAGCCAAGCTCAGCGAAGAAGGTCACGTCGCTGACGATCAGGCCCTCGGCCACCTTGCAGTGGAGGAGAGTCATCCCCTCGCGGTAGAGGTGGAACCGCTTGATGCAGTTTCCCTTGCCCGGATGGCCGATGATCTTGTCGATGACCCGGAGCATCTTGCGCTGAGGCTTGGCCACGACCGGCTCAGCGGCCAATCCCTTAATGGGCCTGCCACTGGTATGCAGCGTGACGCCGATGCCGGACTCGGCTTTGGCCGCCACGTTGGCACGGGCGATATCAATGGTGGTGAGCTGGAAGACCGGCACAGGTGCTGGTGTTTGTACGACTGGTGCGTTGGAGGCAGGAGCCTTGGCAGCGCGGACAGTGGACTTGGCATTTGCGTTGGACTTGGACATGGTTTTGGCCCTTGTTAAGCGGCGGGCTTAATTGCCCTTACCGTGAAACAGTTATGCGCCATCCTGGTGCAAATGTAAAGCGCTATTTTTCAGTTGGACGCATTATTTTTTGGGACTCCATTCTGGCAGGCGATCGGGCGCGCGATTAGCACGATCCGGACCAGAACGCAAGTGGAAAATGGGACTTGAAAAAATAAATGCGGAATCTGCAAAATAGGACTTGCATTCTGGATCGGGAAATGCAATCATTCTCTCACAGCAGGGGTTGGGGAACGGACAGGCTGGACAGATTTGAAATGTGGCAGAATTAAGGCAGAGACTATCTTTCTGCCGAGAGCCACCGATCGTGCGAGAATGTTTGAAGATGACCTACCGAAGCTGTCACCCGAGGAGGCGACGATCGGCCGAGAATGTTTGAAGATGACCTACCGAAGCTGCCCTCTGCCCAAGAGAAGGAGGATCAGTCCTCTGGGTTGGTTCCGTCGTCGTCACCATCACCGTGGAATGACTCTTTGACTTCGCCCTCGATAATTGGTCCGCCAGAGAAGCGAGCCTCCCAGTCGTCGATGCTGGTCACGTCGGCAGGTGCGACCAGAACTCCACCGCTGACTTTCACATCAACTTCGCGCTTATCCCGATATCCTTCGTCGTGCTTCTTCAACTCCAGCTCGATGAGTCGGATCGGATAGATCTTTTCCTC